AGACCATGTGTGGAACGGGGTAACCTACTACAGTTTAAAGAAGCTATATCTAGCAGAAGAAGACCCCGTAGAATATGACTTTGCAAATAAATATTTGCTAGGGTGGGCTCATTGGAAACGGCTAGAGAGGAATAAGCTTCTCACTCAGGCTATCGAGGAATGGAGAGAAGAGCTTGATTATAAGCTTAAAGCTAAATATGCTATTCAAATGGCTAAGCTAGCTCATGAGGGTAGTTATCAAGCTACCAAATGGTTTCTTGATAAGGGGTGGGCTAGTAGAGGGGCTGGGCGTCCTACTAACGCAGAGCGTGAAAGCGAAATGGCTAAGCTCACAAAGGTTAAAGAAGAGTATAACGAAGATATTACAAGGCTCTTGAGAGTTAAATAATGGCAAAAGAAGAGGATGTTTGGCTAGCAGATGCTCTGAGGAAACTGAAAAGTATGCCAGAAGAAGCAAAGCAAATTAGAGAGACGGCTTTAAACGACCTCTTCTTCTTTGCAAAGCTAGTTAATCCAGGTTACCTATACGGTGACATACACAAGGAAATTTTCCAATGGATGCAGGAGTACAACCTGTATGGTTTGGGGACGAAGATTTCGTCGAACAAACTTATTATGCTCCCAAGAGCACACCTAAAAAGTCACATGGTCGCAACATGGGCAGCATGGATCATAACGAGACATCCAGAGGTGACCATTCTCTACGTCTCCGCAACCGCAGAGCTAGCAGAAATTCAGCTTTTCGCAATTCAAAACATCCTAGCGAGTAGTACATACCAACGATATTTTCCAGAATATATTAACCCTCAGGAAGGTAAGCGCGAGAAATGGTCTATCAAGAAGTTTTCTATAGACCACCCTAAAAGGCGTCAGGAGGGCATCAGAGACGCTACAGTGGCCACGGCAGGCCTCACCACCACAACTACTGGTTGGCACGCTGACATCATCATTCCTGATGACTTGGTGGTGCCTGAGAATGCTTATACAGAAGACGGCAGAGATACCGTGATGAAGAAGAGCAGCCAGTTTACCTCCATCCGAAATGCTGGGGGTTTTACTATGGCTTGCGGCACTAGATACCATCCTTCAGACATTTATAACACTTGGAAGAACCAAGAGTATGACTTGTACGATGAAGACGGTAACATCACACATAGAGAGTCTATTTGGGATATCAAGGAATATTCTGTAGAGGTTGATGGTGTGTTTCTATGGCCGAGGTCTACGAGAGCTGATGGTAAATCGTTCGGGTTTGACCAAGGCACTCTTGCACGTATCAGAGCAGAATATTCTGACCGTGTTCAGTTTTACGCTCAATATTACAATGACCCTAATGATACAGGGTCTAATCGTATTAATCGAGATAGGTTTCAATATTACGATAAGAAGTTTCTAAAGCAAGAAGGCGGTAGTTGGTATTTCAAGAGGAATAAGCTTAACGTATATGCCGCTATTGACTTTGCTTTCTCTCTGCAAAAGAAGAGCGATAACACAGCAATTGTTGTAGTGGGTATTGATGCAGAGGGTTTCTTCTATGTGCTAGATATTGATGTATTCAAATCAGATAAGATTAGTGAATATTTCAAGCGCATCTCTATTCTTCACTCTAAATGGGACTTTAAGAAACTACGGGCTGAAGTAACAGTGGCTCAGGCAGTTATTGTGAGAGACCTCAAAGACACCATGCGTGCAGAAGGGCTATCACTAACCATTGACGAACACCGTCCCACCCGTAACGAAGGTACCAAAGCTGAACGCATTGCTGCTGCTCTTGAGCATAAATATGAGAATATGTCTGTGTGGCACTATAAAGGAGGCTATACGGAAGTTCTGGAAGAAGAGCTTATCCTGGCTAGGCCACCACATGATGACGTAAAAGATGCTCTAGCATCTGCTGTAGAAATTGCAATTAAACCTAAACGCGCCCGTGAGATTGAGGAATATACTAATGTGTTACCTTTCAATAAACGCTTTGGCGGAGTATCTTTTAGATAAGGGAAGTAATGGCTAAAACACCATTGGAAGTATCTGGTGAGCTTGGTGGGGATGCTCTTGCTACCTACGTAGCAACAACCTGGATTGATTATAATGCGCAGAGACAGCCAGTTATGGATGCTTGGAAAGAGCTTCGTAACTATGTGTTTGCTACCGATACCACGACAACCACTAACAAAAAATTGCCCTGGAAAAACTCTACGACATTGCCTAAGCTATGTCAGATTAGAGACAACCTCCATTCCAATTATATCTCAGCATTGTTCCCCAATGATGACTGGCTTAGATGGGAAGGATATACCAAAGAGGCTGCTCATAAAGAAAAAGCAGCAGCTATTCAGTCATATATGTCTAACAAGGTGCGGGAGAGCCATTTCCGTATCGGCATTAGTCGCCTAGTATATGACTATATTGATTACGGTAATTGCTTTGCTACCGTAGAGTATGAGTCATCTTTTGCAGATGATGCTACAGGGACACGCAACATCAACTATATTGGGCCTAAACTGGTCCGTATTAGTCCTTTAGATATTGTGTTCAATCCTTTGGCTGAATCATTTAAAGACTCTTTCAAAATTGTCCGGAGTATGCGCTCCCTCGGGGCACTTAAGTCTATGTTGAAGCAAGACCCTAATAACGAGCGTCTCAAAAATATCATGGCCATGCGTGAGAAACTCACAAGCCATGCTGGACAGGGCCACCTAGATGTTCTTGATAAGAGCGAAGCGTTTATGGTGGATGGTTATGGAACATACTCAGCATACCTTCAAAGCGGCTATGTGGAATTTCTAGATTTCTATGGTGATTTCTACGATGTTACAACGGGCACTCTTCTGGAAAACGTCCATGCAACTGTGGTTGATCGCATGTGGACAGTGCATGAGGAACCTTTTGATTCATGGTTGGGTCATGCTGGTATTTATCATGTCGGCTGGCGGCTAAGACCGGACAGCCTGTGGGCTATGGGTCCTTTGGAAAACCTTGTGGGTATGCAATATCGCATTGACCACTTGGAAAATCTTAAAGCTGATGCTATGGACTTGTCTGTAATGCCTCCTTTGAAGATTAAAGGAGACGTGGAGCAGTTTGTCTGGGGACCTGGGGCGGAGATACACCTTGATGAGAATGGAGACGTTGAGGAGCTTGGTAAAAATAGCCAGTGGGTTATTCAAGCTGATAACAGTATTGCAATCCTTGAGCAAAAGATGGAGCAATACGCGGGAGCACCGAGAGAGGCTATGGGTATCCGTACCCCTGGCGAGAAGACGATGTTTGAGGTACAGTCGTTGCAAAATGCTGCGGGCCGTATTTTTCAAGAGAAGGTAAGCATCTTCGAAATTGAGTTTCTGGAGTGTGTCTTGAATGCCATGCTAGAAATTGCTACTCGCAAGCTTGACCGTCAAGATGTTATCCGTGTGCTTGACACGAGCCTTGGTATTACTACTTTCGACTCTATTACCAAAGAAGACATCACTGCTTCTGGTATCTTGAGGCCCATCGGTGCTCGTCACTTTGCTGCTCAAGCACAGATGATGCAAAACCTTAGCAGCCTTGCTAATACTCCTATGTGGATGCAAATTGCTCCTCATATCAGTGCTATCAACCTTGCTTCCTTGGTTGAGGATATTCTTGGATTGTCTAGATTCTCTGTGTTTAAGCCTAATGTGGCTGTATTTGAACAACAAGAAACAGCTAGGTTGCAAAAGCAAGCAGCAGAAGATTTGCAAGTAGAAGATGGAACCCCTGTTGACCAATGAAAGCTTCATTCGTAATGGGGCTTAGCCCCGACCAAACTAAGGAAATGGAGAGAGAGTTTAAAGAAGCTTCTCTCTTCCGTAAGAGATTGTCTGTGTTACTTGCAGAGAAGATACAAGGCCGTATTAAAGAAGCCACAAGCAAAACTGAATATGAATCCCCTAGTTGGGCGTACAAACAAGCAGATTTGGTAGGGTATATTAGAGGAATGGAAGATATTATCTCTTTATTGAAAGATTGATGTCTAAATTTTAATCATATATAGATAGTAGTATATACTAGCTCTCTTAGTTAAATGGCATAATAGAAGATTTGTAACTTTCCGTCAGAGGTTCGATTCCTTTAGAGAGCACCATAAACACTTGAAAGAATTACATATGGCCGACCAAGCCAGTATTTTTACTGATCAAGATCGGAAGAGC